GGCATGGGCTTTAATTAAAGATGGGTCAATCAATAGAACTTTTGGAAATGCTGATGCCTTTGTGCATCCAGTAACAGGTAATCAACACCCTAGAAATTGGTTAAACCTTGCAACTTCAGATGAATTAAGTGATGCTGGTGTTATAGAAATTACCTATAGTGGCTCTCACAAAAATGATGCATACTACAATAATACTACAAGCGCCCCAGTATATAATTCTGGTGCTGGAACAGTAGTTATTACATACGGAAATAATGCAAAAACATTATCTACTCTACAAGCAAATCATTCTGCACAAATAAAAACAAGAGCAAATAATCTACTTACACCAACTGATTGGTATATTGCTCGTAAAACAGAAACAAGTGTTGCAGTTCCAGATAAAGTAACTGCGTTTAGAACAGCAGTAAGAACTGTGTATGCAGCTGTAAAATCTGCAATAGCAGGTGCTGGTGATGTTGACGCACTTGCCGCTTTATATGTAACTACTGCTGGTGCATCAGATGGAGCTCCTAAATCAGTTAACGGAACATCTGCAAGTGTAGTGAGTACATCTAATAACACCATTACAATTAATGGTCATGGTTATGTAGATGATGAAATAGTAGTTTATCGTGATGGACAAGAAGGTGCAGATAATCCGATTAAAGGTCTAGTAAGTGGACAAACTTATTATATCATTGGAAAAACAACTAATACTTTCAAATTATCTCTTACCCCAAGTACCTTTGGTGATGAAGCAGTTGTTTCATTGACAGGCGTTGCTGATGCTGGTACTGCTCATACATTTACATCTTCAGGAAAACCTGCTGTTGGTGTAGAATGGCCAAGTGAAGATAATTTGGCATATAAGGTATAGGATAATCTCTTTATATAAATAGTAAAAAGGGGATTGTCATGTCAGACGTAAATCTTGCGACTAAATCAGATTTAGCCAGTTTATTTCAAGAACTCGAAGATGCAGCTAAACACGCAAAAATAGAGAATAAAAAAACTAAGATTAAGACTGAATCCCAAGTAAAAGAACTTGATAGTTTTCTTACGTCTGTACAAGAAGTCGTTAAGGTCATTGACGAAACTCCTAAAGAAGAACCTAAAGTTGTTGAAGTGGCTGATATAGTTGTTGAAGAACCTGTAACAAAACCTCCTGTAGTAGAAACAAAATCATTATCTGTAGAAGATGAAGATAAACTAGGTGCGTTTGCTGGTTTGATGTCTTCTTTCGGTGCTATCCTAGATGCTCCTCCAGAAGTTAAAGATACAGATGCATTAAAGTTACAAGTAGAAGATATATATCCACAACCTAAACCAGTTGTTTCTGAAGAAAAAGTAAACAACCAAATAGAAGCTCTTCAAAACTTATTCTCAAATCTAGTAGAAGAACCAAGAATACCACGCAAAAAAGGTCAACCTGCTGGTTCTGACAAACACTCTGATTTATATACAGATGAAAATCCAAAAGGAACAATACAAGGTCTAGGTTTCAAAGATGTTAAAACTGCAAGAGCAAGTGTCAAGAAGATAGAAGGTTCTAGTAAGACACACGCACACAAAATACAAGCTGCAGTTGCAATGGAACAACGTGCAAAAGAAATGGGTAAGACTGCTGAGGCTGCAATCTATCGTTCATATATCGAGAAGATGAAGAAGAAAACGAAAGAGATGCAAAAAGAGGAGTTTGTATTACCAGAATTAGAACCAGTAAATATAATTGAAGTTGCAAAAGATACTCCAGTAGATATAACAAAAGCACTTACAGAAGTTAAACAAAGAGCATTACCAACCAAAGAGCAAACTGTAGAAGCAACACAAGAACTTATCACTAATGTTATTGATAACTTAGATGATATGAAATCAAAAACAGAAGTCAAAGAACAGTTATCTGAGATTGATACAATAAGACAAGAGTTTGATAACTTTAGGTCGCTTGTTTCTCAACAAATCGCAAGTAATAAAATGTCTGGAGCTGGAAGTGGTGAGGTAAGATTAGAGTTTTTAGATGACGTTGATAGAGATACAGCAAAGGTTAATAACAAATACTTAAAATACAATTCTACTACTGGTAAGTTTGTAGGTTCAGACCCTAACTTAGAATTAGATACAGCCGTTCCTTATAGTGCTACTGCTCAAGAACTTAGTGTGACTGTTGCAAGTAAAGATTCATCACACCCTTATTATGGTACAGGCAGTTCAAATGGTTACAAAATTGATGGTGTGTTTTCTCCATACCTTCAAATGATTCCATTAAATACATACAAATTTGACCAATCAGATTCAAGTAACTCTGGACACCCATTGAGATTTTACTATGAAGCAGATAAATCAACTGCTTACACAACTGGTGTAACAACAAGTGGAACTCCAGGCTCATCTGGTGCGTATACACAAATCATACCAACTGACAGTACACCATCTGTTTTATTCTATCAATGTTCAAGTCATGCACATATGGGTTGGGGTGTATTTTTAAATACTAGAAACTTTACAGGACTTACCTCAGACGATTTAACAGAGGGTTCATCAAACAAATTTGCATCTGCTGAAACTGTTCAAGATATCGTTGGTGCAATGGTTACTAGCAATACTGAAACAGATATTGCTGTTACTTATGAGGATAGTGATGGTACGTTAGATTTTGTTATTAATGGTATAAGTGGAAATGCAGCCACTGCTACTGCTCTTGCAACAGCAAGAACAATTCATGGAGTTTCTTTTGACGGTACGGCGAACATAGATTTAACTGAGGTTATTGAAGATACAGTCGGTGCTATGGTGAGTGGTAATACTGAAACAGGTATTACAGTTACCTATCAAGATGGAGATGGTACTTATGATTTCGCACTTGCAGCTGCACAGACAACTATTACATCTTTACTTGCAACAGATATAAAGATTGGTGAAGATGACGAAACCAAGATAGATTTTGAAACTGCTGACGAGATACATTTCTATGCTGCAAATGCACATCAAGTAAAGGTTGTAGATGGTGCAATTGTTCCAGCAACGGATAATGATATTGATTTAGGTACGAGTGGTGTTGAATTTAAAGATGCATTTTTTGACGGTACAGTAACAAGTGATGCGTTTGCAGGGCCATTAACTGGAGATGTTACTGGTAATGCAGATACGGCAACTGCGCTTGCGACTGCAAGAAATATTGGTGGTGTTTCTTTTGATGGTACTTCAAACATTAATTTAGCAGGTGTTAATACTACTGGTGACCAAGATACTACAGGTAATGCAGCCACAGCAACTTCTGCAACTGCAGCTGACACAGTTAAGACAGTAACAGACGGAACAAATGCAAACTTCTTCTTAACCTTTGTATCAGATAATAATGGTAGTGCAACAGCAGAAGCACTAAAGACAGATGCTGGTATTCAGTATAATCCAAGCACAGATACTCTATCTGTTACAAACATTACTGCAACGATTGATGGAGTTTCATCTGCAATTAATGTTGCAGACGAGTCCTCAGATACAACTTGTTTTCCAGTATTTGTAACAAGTGCAAGTGGTAACTTAGCTGCAAAAAGTGGAACTAATTTAACATTTAACTCCTCAACTGGTGCATTGACAGCAACTTCATTTGTAGATGGCGATGGTAACTCATTAGTATCAGCGACTGCAGCTGCTGACGAAGCGACTGCATTAGGTATCGCACTAGGTTAATTTATTATAAATAGTAATAAAAAGGAAGTAACATGGCAGTTCCAACAACAAAAGCAACATTAAAAACTTATTGTCTAAGAGCATTAGGATTTGGTGTTATTGATATCAATGTATCAGATGACCAAGTAGATGATAGACTTGATGAAGCACTACAATATTTTGCACAATATCACTATGATGGTATAGAAAAAATGTATCTTAAATATAAGATTACAGAAGATGATATCACAAGAGCAACATCAAATGCGACAACCTCTGCAACAGACACAGTAGATAGTTCTGTGACTGCAAGTTTTGAAGAAGGTAAAAATTTCATTCCTATGCCTTCTGCTGTTGTTTCTGTAATAAACATTTTTCCTTTTGATGATTCTTCAACAAACAATATGTTTGACATAAGATATCAATTACGACTAAATGATTTGTATGATTTCAGTTCTACTTCTGTTATACAATATCAAATGACCATGCAACAATTAGACCACCTATCTCATATATTAGTAGGTGAAGTTCCTATTCGTTTTAATCAACACCAAAATCGTTTATACTTGGACATGGACTGGAGTAATGATGTAAGTGCTGATGATTATCTTATCATAGAATGTTACAGAAAAATAGACCCAACGACTTACACAGACATTTTTGATGACATATATTTAAAAAGATATGCGACAGCTCTTATCAAACAACAATGGGGTGCAAACCTTTCTAAGTTTGGTGGTGTTGCAATGTTAGGTGGTGTTACCATGAATGGTGAAACTATCTACTCACAAGCAATAGAGGAAATACAAAGACTAGAGGAACAGATACAATTATCTTTTGAAACTCCAATAGATTACATGATAGGATAAACAATGGCTGTAAACAAAGCATTTCATACAAGTAATCTAACCTCAATCGCAAGTGAAAGAAGCTTGTATCAAAACTTAATCAAAGAAGCAATTCAGATATATGGACATGATGTTTATTACATGGACAGACAATCTGTGAATGAAGATAGTTTGTTTGGGGAAGATACTCTAAATCAATTCAACACACAACACCCAATCGAGATGTATGTTGAAGATGGTGAGGGGTATGCAGGCGATAAAGAGATAATGACTCAGTTCGGTTTAGAAAATCGTAATGAGATTACCTTTGTAGTTTCTAAAGAAAGATTTCAAGAGTTAGACAGACAGGTTCAAATAGAGTCTGGTACAGATTCTACTGGTGGTAGTATATTATTAGAAACTGGAACAATAGACCAGTCTGAAGACTCATCTGTTTTATCTACCGTAAGTGGTGATAACAATTTTTATATTATACAAGATACTGCAGCTACAGATTCAGACAGACCATTAGAGGGTGATTTAGTTTATCACCCAGTATTAACAAAAGTTTTTGAAGTAAGTTTTGTAGACCATGATGAACCATTTCATCAATTAGACAATAACCCAGTTTACAAATTAAGATGTAAACAATATGAATATAGTCAAGAAGTTATTGATACTGGTATTGCTGAGATAGATGCAATAGAAGATGATTTAAGTACAGATACTACAGGTTCACAATTTACTTTAGAACAATCATCAACTCAAAATGAAGAAATTTCAATTCAACATTCTATTGGTAATTTTGGATTGTTATTAGAAGAAACAGATGGTGATAACATCTTATTTGAAAATGACGATAGTTCTGTGGGTACAAATATTCTTCTTGAAAATGCAGCCGATAGTGGTGATGATGCATACTTAATTCAAGAGGACTATATAGTAGGAGATATGAGTACAGATAAAACTTCTCAAAATGAATTATTTGATTCATTAGATGATGATATATTAGACTTCTCGGAAAGTAATCCGTTTGGTGATGCTGGAGGCACATAATGTTAGGACAACAATTTTATCACGAAACAATGCGAAAAGTAGTTGTTTCATTTGGAACACTATTCAATAACATTCAAATAGTAAGAAAGAATAGTAGTGGGGTTATAACCCAATCTATGAAAGTTCCACTTGCATACGGGCCACAACAAAAGTTCCTTGCAAGATTAAACAATGACCCCTCTCTAGGGGCAAAAGTAGCAGTTACATTACCACGATTAGGTTTTGAAATGACTGGGATTACATATGACCCTACAAGAAAACTAAATCGTGTACAAAAATTTAGAAAAGTAAAATCATCAACTGATGATGCAAACAAATTAGATACACAATATATGCCAGTACCATATAACATAGAGTTTACATTATATGCAATGGCAAAAAATTCAGATGACGCATTACAAATAGTAGAACAAATACTACCATACTTTCAACCAGACTATACACTAACTGTCAATGATATGGCTGATATGGGTATCAAAAGAGATGTTCCTATTGTTTTAAATAGTGTGAGTTATGAGGATAACTATCAAGGTGACTTTACAGAAAGACGAGCAATCATATACACATTAGCATTTACTGCAAAATTCTATCTATATGGGCCTGTTACATCTTCAAGTGTTATCAAGACTGTTAAGGTTGACCAATACACAGATATGCCAGACCAATCACCTAGACGTGAACAAAGATATACTGTTACACCATCTCCAGCAACTGCTGATGCAGATGATGACTTTGGATTTAACGAAACAACATCTTTCTTCCAAGACGCTAAACAACGCAATACGACAAGTGGAAGTGATGAAACATAGTGAAAGACTCTACTGATATTATTAATGAAACTCTTGGTATTGTTGAAGAAGTTAAAAAACCAGTTGTTAAGAAAGAACAAAAGATAGTTCCAGTTGGTGATGACGATATTGACAAAGACTATGAGTATCAAAGACAAAACTTCTATAGTCTTGTAGAAAGAGGTCAAGATGCGATAGATGGCATCTTAGATATCGCAAAAGAAAGTGAACACCCAAGAACCTATGAGGTAGCTGGACAATTAATTAAAACAGTTGCAGAGGTTACAGAGAAACTTGGTGATTTACAAGAGAAGATGAAAAAGTTAAAAGACGTTCCTAATAATGCACCAAAGAATGTAACTAATGCGTTATTCGTAGGTTCAACTGCTGAATTACAAAAGATGTTAAAAGGAAAGAAAGATGCTTGACGAACAAACCATGCAAATAACAGACTTTCTATTGCCGTGGATTGGAATACTTATTAGTTTAATTATTGCAATCTGGGTAAAGGATATGGCTACTGGTATGGCAAAAGGTTTGAAGTTTAAGATGAACAAAGCATTTAATGCAGGCGACCATGTGATACTAGATGGTGCAGACGCAATAATCGTAAGTATTGGAATGTCTGAAACTGTTTTTGGTATATACTCTGAGAAAGGATATCTTTGGAGATTTGTACCAAACGAAAGAATTGCAATGTTGAAACTTGAGAAGGTTATAAAGAATGATGTGCATCTAGACACAGATAAAGAAAAAGCAGAAAAACTTCAAGCTCTTATTGACAGTAATCAAAATAAACACATTATAAAAAACCGTCAAGATATAGAGAAGTTGAAAGATGGAAAATAATCAACAATATCTAGGTAATCCAAACCTAAAGAAAGCAAACATATCTCAGGAGTGGACAAAAGAACAACTCCTTGAGTATCAAAAGTGTATGGATAACCCTCAATACTTTATAGAGAACTATGTACAGATTGTTTCTCTTGATGAAGGTCTTATACCTTTTAAGATGTATGACTTTCAAAAAGAAATGGTAGGTACATTTCACAATAATCGTTTTACTATCTGTAAACTACCTAGACAGTCTGGTAAATCTACA